CAACTGGATTACCAGTCATTTTCATTTGATCAAAAGCAGCCATTTGTTTTTGAAGATTTTGCTCGAACAAATCTTCACGTTCATTACCACCATATCCTCCACCAGTTTGAACGCCTTGAGGAATACCCCAATCATTTGCAGCAGTTCTAGGTTGAGGTTGCATTACATTCTCATTCATTGGAGTGTATTGCTGTCTTGGTACAGCATATTTTCCACCAGTGTTTTTTGCAACAGCAGGTGGTTGACCCTTTTTAACTTCAACAGTTTCATTTACTGATCTAATTGCTTCGGTGGCATTACTACTAACACCACTACGCATAGAATGTACTAATTCATTAAGAAATGCTTTCTTACTTTTTTTAGGAATAGCACCTTCCGGTACACGACCTAATGCTACTTCTTTTGTTGTTTGTTGTGCTTTTCCAGCTTCAATTTGTTGTTTTAATGCTTTGAAGTCTACTTTGAACTCGCTCATTGTTGTTCATCATTTTTCTTTTTAATTAATTCTCTGAAAACTCTTTTCTGATTTTCAATCCACGATGCTGAGAAATCGGCTGGCTTTCTAAAGAAATTTCTGAACTTATCAGCTTGGTTCTTAAAGAATCCATCACCTTGACTTATCACAACATCCGGTTTCTTAATTGAAGTATCACCACTTACTGTTTGTCCTACAGCATTTGGTTCAATCGCAATCATAATCTCAGACATTTGACTATCTTTTGGATTATACTTTGGACGATTGGTACTCATATAAGTTGGATCGGTCTCAAATTTTCTAAGAGTCTTGACCAAAGAAGTAATCCCATCCAATCTAAATAATCTCCATCCGGGGATTTCATCATTTTGTCTTGAAGGATTATTTCCTCTATCCGTAGCACCGTTTTGTTGCCATGCTCTCAAGACTAAGTTACCTGCTTTTGATCTACCAAGTACAAAAGGTTCGATTGTACGATATCCTTTGTTCACGGTTTCATCACCAGCATAGTAAATAAAAACAACGTCTTTGTTTTTAATTGCATCATACACATTATCACGACTAACCCATTCACTAAGTCTTAATTTCTTAATTTGGTTCTTAACGTCATTGTTATCAATAATGTACTTTACATCTTTCATCTCAGAATCCCAAATATATGCTATTTATAGATAATTTCAAAACTTATTTAAACTTTTGAACTATCGTAAGGATTGTTCTTAGTATAACGATTTTTAGCTTCGGCAATATTTCTCTCAACAATATCAGTTTTACTACCGATACTTCCGTTATTTTCTCCTTTTCCTAAATCGTCACCATCTGACTTAGCATTTGGATGACCTGCACGATATTCGTCAGTAGTCTTATACTTATTTCTAACAGTCTCACGATTTAAGAAAGACTTGCTATATTCTGATAATCCTACTTCTTTTCCATTTACAATTGGCATAATTTTATTCTTTTAGTAATGTTATTTCTTATAAATACCCTTTTCCATTAATTTATTCAATGACAGTTCAACACACTCATATAACATTGGCACTGCATCTAATTTCTTAATTTCATCCAATGATAGCCACTTAAACTCCGTATGCTCTTCGTTTAACTTTACTTCCTGACCTTTTGGTGCTTTTGCAATGAATGCATAATCCACAATATTTGGTGGGCTAACAATATTGAATGAATCAACGAAGTGTTCTAATTTCAATCCACATTCCTCAATTGCTTCACGTTTGGCAGCATCAATTGGTTCTTCGCCCTTTTCTATTTTCCCTCCAACAAGAGCATACTTGTTAGGCATCCACGAACCTTTGAACGGTGCTCGTTTTACTATCAATACCTTATTTTCTTCGTTAATTATAACAGCAAGAGCACCACGTTTTCTTTTATCTTTCACCTGTGCTTCGCTCAAATCCATATTAACATCACCGGAACTTCCATGCAATGTATTGTCCATTGCACTTGGTGGTGCAGATGTACTTTTATTTTGTGATTGAATATCGGTAGTTTCTCTTTCTGATTGTAATGTGTTCTCTACGAATTGTCTCATGGCCTGTCCACCAGCTAATTCAAATTGAAGTGCTTGCTGATTCGGATCGAGATAATCAAAAAAATTTTTTAATCGCTTGAGTGTTGAGTATGTTAAATATCCAGTCTTAATTAAGTTTTTGGCTCTTTTTGTTCCGTCATTTTCACCACCACCCGAAAATAACTTTGCCTGAATTCTGCTTAGTATGTCTTTTGGGATTGGATATTGTTTATCTTGATTATAAAGTTGGCTATTCATTACTGTGTCAATTTCTTGATCAGGTCTCCCTTTTCATTATCAGATAAATCCTTAAACAGGTCTTTAATTTTTGTCACCTTGTCTGACATAATATCTTTTGAATCGCTTTTCTTTGCATTGATCGATTTATCAACTCTTTTACCGATGATATCTTCGGCAATTTTGATCATATCTTCTTCACTGAGGGTTTTGATTTTACCGACTTCTTCTTCGCTCAAAGTCTCATAAAGTGAGAACCCGAATGTTCCCCAAAATTTGTCGTCAAATGGTTGATGACCCATTTTTACTGCTCTGTCAGTAGTCTGATTTGATGTAGTATCTCCATTTGGATCAACTTTTGGCTTATCATCTGCACCGATGATAACCTCATTAGAATCCAGAATTTCCATGATTTTCTTCTTTTTCATAGTCTATTATGCTTAATAATTATAAATACTTGATTATGAGTGAGACCTCACAATTTCACGGATTTTAGTGCGTAATCCTTCAATATCATATATACTTACTTTATCGACTAATGCTCGAAATGCATAATTATCACTATAATCAGCAGAATAGTCAATTCCTCTATTTGGAATGTATACTTCTTCGTCATTACCAAGAATGTTAAAACGATAGTTTAATTGACCAGTTTTAAATTTAAAATTTTTAAGTCTAGTAACATTTATATTGCAATATTTCATTCATCCAGAAAAATAACAGAATTATTTTCAATCATACATTCACGAATAAGTTGTGCTTTACGTTTAAACGATCCATCACTGCGTGTAGTAACCCAAAATCTAAGGTGCTGACGATACCCATTGTTTCTATGTTTGAATAATTCAGTAATTTGATATATTGCAAGATCAGCCCCTTCTGAACTTCTTAAATTGACATCAGTTATCAAAGAATCTCGTTTATTTGCTCGATTAGTAAATTTTTTTACTTTTTCAGCATTGATCAAACAAATCATTAATCATCATCAGACTCTTCAAGTAATTCCTCTTCTTCCTTCTTGTCTTTCATCTTTTCTTTTTCAATACGAATGAAATCTTCAAGACGAAGTAATGCATTTGGTATTGTTGACAATTTAACTTCTTGAGGGATTTTAAATTCTTCCTTAAATTTCTTTGCCATTTCTGTTTTCATTTCTATGGCTTTCTTTGAGATTCCAATTTTCATGAAATCATATTCTTTTTCTTCTTGTCGTACAAACATATTTGATCTAACTAATGTAAGTTTATTATCCTTGTTATGATATAAGTCATGGGTGTCGAAGTTTTTATATAAAACAAAATCATCATCCAGAAGTTCTTCATTCACGGATTTAACTTTTCTCTTATCACCAGTCTTTATAAGTTTCTCATTTAACTCTACAACTCTTGCTTCATATTCATCTACTTCATCAAGTGCATTCGGCTCTGGTAATAAATACCCATCCCATATATCAGATGGTTTCAAACCAGTTCTATTCCAGAATTCCAATTCCTGATCTTCAAGTACCATAGATTCTTCAAGATCATCAGCAGGGAAATTCTTTAATTCTAATTCGGATGGAGAGAAAAATTCTCTATTATTTGGATTAGAAATTAGAATCATCTTTCTTATGTTTGGCTCAAACCCTTCAAGAATTGATTTGACTTTTGTATTGAATGCTGCAACATATTTATCAACATTATATTCACCAACCATATTTGGATTCTCTTCCAAATCTTTAGTGTTGATCATTTTTGCACCAAGAATTTTTCCACCCTTCCCATCATCGATCATCGCACTATCCGAATGACTTTTCTTTGTACCAACGTTTACATAGTATATGTAGCTATCAATCGGTTCATTAGGTAGAACGTGACCAACGGCATCGTACATATGATCTAATGATACAGTTACACCCTCAGCAATCGTTCCATTACCAAATACTTTTGTATACTCAGCAATCACCATTGCATTACGTTCGGCCATTACTGCTTCCATATGTGCCATTTTTGCCTTGAGTCTACCGTTCTTATCAGTTCCACGACTACGATATTGCTTCACGCTAATCTTGTATTTCTTTTTCGTGGCGATCTTCTTTAAAGGTATTTGCTTGTAATATATTTTTTGAAGATACTCATTGTAATACTCCACAAATCCTTCACCATTGCCATGCAAAATAAGGTTCAATCCTTTATCGATAAATTCTTCGATATACTCAGGCATGACCTTTGATTTAATCGTATTACCAGTCAATTTTATCTTTTCCGGTACATTCTTATTCTTCTTTTCATCAAAATATCCAGCACTCAAGTTAGCATAGTTGATACGTGATAAATTAAGTGAACTTAACCATATACCATCCATATCAACACCCATAAACGGCTTAGGCATTACAACATCATTGAAGTACTCTACAATTGCCTTCACACCTGTCAATTCTTTACCGTCTACGACATACTTCCATATTTCATCGATAGGAAGTGCTTCTGGAATTTCCGTACCGTCTAATTTAAATTTAGACTTCTCTGGATAGGTAAAGTTTACACCGTCAGTCACAGCTAACAATGGTATAAATTCATATTTATGAAACCACTTGATCATTTGACGCAAGTGAATACGTCCACTACATGTGATTCGAGATGCACAAACATTATCAGACCACATGAACGCCATTGCAGAACCAAGAGCACCGAAGAATGAGTTGTTTATGATCTTGATCGGTAATTGTTTTACCTTGAACATATTCTTCTCTTCATCCGTGAACTTATCGCCTGATACGTATTTCATGTATACATGTTCATCGATTAACTTCAACAATTCAACCTGTTCTGCTTTAAGTGACTTACCGTTAGCAAGGTTTTTGTATATATTACGTGTTGTTGACAAATACAACAACATCTTACGCATTACACCAGTGATATCGAATTGAGGGAAAATGTTGTAAGTTAATTGCAACATCGGATAAAGAGATGCAAAGTCAAGTTTTACAATTCTTAAATTCAATCCCTTTCTATAACAACGTGCAAGACCACCACTGAAACTACCCTTTTCATCTGGTATTGGTATAGCTAATCCTCTTTCATATGACCATGTGGTCATTAATAAGTTCCATACGGCAGCATTACCCATTGTCGATACACGAGTGTATGATGTAGGTACGATCTTAGCCAACATGAATGAACTCTGGTTATAAAGAGTATCAATTTTATCAGTTTCCCAAAGGTCATCAAGCAAATAACGTTCGGTTATTTTCTCACCACGTATAAATTTGTATTTGTTTGTATACTTTTCGATCTTACTTCTCTGCCACGTAATAAACTCCTTATCAATAGTTGGTAAGATACTTGAACGAAGTTTTGTATATTCATCTACTGATATTCTTTCTTTCTTATTTTGAAGATCGAGTAACTTCTCTGCATCATTTTGATATTCAACAGGAACTTTCTCATATGTATTGTTTGCCGGATTGATGATAAAGATTTTATTATCCTTCCAGAAATTGTAGATGAAATCACTTTCAACATACATCCGATCAGGTTTAGCTACATCTTCAAACTTAGCAATGTACTTCAATTTGTTACTCTTGATCTCACTATTTACTGCTGCCGTTCTCTTTACTGCATGGTAGATGTCTGTAATAGAGTAACCCCACATTTGTGTTGCAGTATAATGTTCAGTTTGATTACCAAACTTTACAGTACTTCCCGGCTTACGAATTAACGTATGAGTATATTGCCCATTATCACGCTTTGCATTACTTAATGTGGTTTTAAAGTTTCCAAGAAATTTGAGAGTACTTCTACCTAACTTCTCTTCTTTCAACATTCCAAGAATCTTAGCACGTTCAAGAAGAAAATAAAAATCAAATTCTTCGGAGTTAAATCCGGCAATGATTGCAGGTTTGATTGTATCAACAGTGGCGAAAAACTTCTCAATTAAGATTCGTTCTTCGTAATCATCATCTTCTTTGGCTACTTTAAGAATCGTTTCATACCCCCTATTATCACGCACACCTATTAAGAATACACGACTATTGAAGGGTTTCAAACCAGTGGTTTCAATATCGAATATAAGTTTGTGAACGTCTACATATTCTTCAATTCCTTTAAATAAGCGTATACCCGTTGAGATAAAGAATTGCTCGTCAACTGTTAGCGTGTGAAATAAATGTTTCTTATTGTTTTCCTTATTCTCATCTTGCTCCCACATATCAAGACCACCAGCTTTCAAAAAGTTTGTGATCGCATTATATGATAGTGTACTTGATACTTTTATACAATATCCATTTTTTAAACGTAATTGATTTCCAGTATTTAATTCTTCTATTTTGATTCCGAATTTCTCGGCATTGCCTCTAAACGCATCTTCATTACCACCATATAGATTAATACCATAATTTTTAAAATCTTTGAGATATAGGAATGGTGTGAATTTTTCCTTGTGAAGATATGGTGCTCTTCCGGGTTCGTGGATTATACAATGTGCCTCATTGTGGTAGGTGAAAGTTTCTACGTTTACAACGTATTTTAATTTGTCATTATGGCCTCTTAAAAACTTTCCGATTTCTTCAATTACTTGTTGGTTTTGTTTCATAATTATTGGTTTGGGTTATACTTAAATTTTTGTTTTCGGTGTAAAATTTGTAAACAAAATCACCATTTTCATACACATATTTATTAATTAATCTTTTCGGATTTGGAGGGTATACTCCTATTATCCAGAGCGAAGATAGTAAATTATTTCCTTGAACATGTATACATGTTTTATCATTATCAAATGTAAATTGTATACTAAAATGATTAAGAACATCGGAATGAATATTCTTCTTCTCATGGAGAAATTTTCCACAGTCACTGGCAATACCATTTACTACATCTTGTGTTAGTTCCTGAAACAAATATAGTTCAAAAACATCACTAAGCGAATTTATTTCTGATTTTCTGAAAATACTAGGTGGTTTTTTCTCCATCACCGTCTTTTTTCTTGCCATATTTCTGTTTTAGCATTGCCAATATCTCAGATAATACCGATTCCTCAACATTTGACTCATAGTCCTCATTATCAAGTACTTTGGTTATTTCAATTCTCTTTTTTTCAATCATTCTGAACACATATTCGTCAATTGTATCCTTTATAATTACTGGATAGATAAAAACCGTGTCCTTTTGACCTATTCTATGTAAACGGTCAGAAACCTGATCATATTCCCCGGTAGACCAAGGCAATGTAGTCATAAACAACTTACTGGCAGCAGTTAATGTCAATCCATATTTAGTTGTACTTATTGAAGCTAAAAAGATTTTACATTCACCATCTGGATTCATGAAATCATTTTTTACTATATTACGTTCCTCTTGATCTTCATCTCCTGTATGAAGACCACCAGCATCACCAATTAATTTTTTCATTCCCAAAATTGGTGGCTTGAACATGTCTACAATTACAGATTTCTCACCTTCCTCCATCAAACGTTTAGCAAGGTCAACGGTTGGCACGATCTTCAACATTGAAGTATATTGTCGCAATCTTAACATGATTGTTAAGATATTCACATTACTCATTTCCTGATCACTAAATATTTCATTAGCTACACCTTCTTCAATCTTCTCATATTGTGCTTGCTGTTCTTCTGTCATTTCTATCATAATCTTTTGATAGATTTTATCAGGAAGGTCTTTAAGTACTTCGAATTTTCTTTTACGGTAAGTATACGGTGCAATTTTATGATACAATTCTTCCAATCTCATACCACCTTCGTTTTGTTTCCATCCACCATAATGACCATCATCTTCTTCTGGATCATCAGTTTTTAATTTTGGAACATATGTAAGTCCACAATACATTTCATAGAATTCGCTCTTGGTTGGAAAGTCTAAAGGGGAAATCAAATTTAATACCGTGTACAATTCTTTTGTACGGTTGGGGGCTGGCGTACCTGAAAGAAAAACTTTACTTGGTATATCTTTGATCAGTTTTTTAATATTCTTATAACTATTTGCTTGTGTATTTTTTATTAGATGGGATTCATCAAGTACTACTGCCTCAATGAAACCAAGATTAAGTGCATCAAATTTCGTTTTTACTTTTTTATGATCTTTATTATTGAAGTAGTCATAATTAACAATAACATAATTTGCATCATCCTGTTTATACTTGTTATTTTTTGCTTTAATAATGTATGGCTTTGATGATCGAGTGAATTTTTCCACTTCATCAAAATAATTATATTTTAAAGAATTTGGAGTAATTACTAATACCTTTTTAAAACCCATCATTTCAGCATATCCTATCGAGCAGAGCGTGTTATGTGTAACAATACAATTATCAGTGACATATAAATGATCAGGAGCATCAACAGCAATACACTGTGCTTCATGTTTACCAATATATTCAATTTTAGAAATTGCTCTACTTGGTAAATATTTTGTAACAGGTTTATATCTTTCAACTTTACGTGATAGTTTAAATGGAATAAATTGTGGCGGTATTTTTACACCCATTCGATAATACATTCTACGTTCACCATTATAAATGATCCATTTCCTTTTTATTCTGCCAATACCACCTAAAGATTGAACCACGAATTGTAAATCTTCAATCAACTGTTTAGATGCCAATGTAATTTCAATGTGCGACCCATCTTTAAAAACGTGACCATCGGTATCCAACAATCCTTGTAATAATTCTAATCGTTGTTCAATAGAACCAAATTTATAATCATTAGGAATAAATTTAGTATAAGAATTTGTTTTGGACAATGAATAATTTTCAAGTAATTTATTTAATGGGTTATATTTTGTTGTATTGTTTTTTCTTACAATATTATAATCTTTATATTTTCCAGTAATTTTACAATCATCTGGTAATCTATCTTTAACTTCTGTTAAGATTTCATTATCAATTGAAGTAAATGTAATTGTTTTTTCAGTCAATCCACCATCTCCCAATAAACATCCTAACAAATATGGATCAATAATTAAATCTTTTTTTTCAAATTCAATGGGTTCAACAATTGGTATATAGTGTTTACGATTACCATTTTTTATTGTTAAACCCTCATCCATTATCTGACGAAGTGTTAAAATTTTATTAGGAAATTTCCTATTAATTTTATTTTTCCACATTCTTGTTGGAGTATTGACTGCCCATAAATGTTCTTCACCGCAATCCGAATATGTGTAATCATTAAACCAAACTCTATAAATATCTTTTTTACCTTGAGGAAAAACACCAATAACTGTTGTTGGTTTACCATTTGATCCAATAATTTGATCACCCAACTTTACTTCACCCATCGTAATCCATCCATTTGGAGTTAACAACTTAGAATAAAGCGGGTTCATTTTACCTAGCCCCATTTCTAATGAAAGTAATCCATTAATTACTTTCTTCAAGAACATAATTGCAACTACTTGGTGAGGATATAATTTAATATCGGGTTTAAGATACTTTAAAACCTCCGGTTCGTATTTTGCAAAATTGTCTTCCAACTCTTTCTTCCATGCAAGTGCTTCGTTGTTTTTCTTTTTGAGTTTTTCTATTTTATCTTGTTTCTCTTCAAGAAGTTGATCCAGTTTTTTAATCTGTTCTAAAAACTCGACTCTTCCATTCTCGCCAAATTCAAATCTAATCTTGTCAGATTTTCTATATGACTTTACTAGATCATAAAGTGCTCTGGTATGAAGATGCCAGCAATGATCTTCTAAAGACCACTTATGATGATCTTTTGAACTAAGTTTAATTCTTTCGTTGATTTGGTTGTTCGGTGAAAAGGAAACCTTATACCATGCACGTTTACCTATCTTCTCACATTTTACAGTAAAAAGAGGTTGATTACTACGCATTATACCAGCTTGACCGAAATTACTCATTATCGTAAATATATGGAGAAAAATCTAATTAAGAAAAGGATTCTTAATTAAATAACAGTAGTTTTTGTTAAGGAATCTTGAACTACTACAGTAATCTTTTCAGTGTTTGGAAATGTTATCTTTCCGCAAGTATCCTCACCCAAAAAATCAACTTTAAATTCAGCTAGGTAAATACCTGCTTTAGACGTGTCATTTAATGAAAATTTGTAAACTAAATTATATTTAGAGTCATCTGGATTTTCCGAAAAGTCATCATTTACCAATAAATCAGCAGCTTTGTTTGCAATTTTATAATTACCTGTTTCAGCATCTTGCATTGAGAATGTTATCGCACAGTTTTCCAACATGTCATCCGTAATATCATAACGTAATAACATAGATTCTGACAGTGAATATTTCAACTTTGGAAGACTACTGTTTTTCTTAATAAAGAATGTTGGTCTGCTATTATACATGTTTCAATTTAGTATTATTTTTGATATTCTTTATTTCATTTGCTTTTAAAAGTCCAAGACAATATAATGCATATCCTAACCAAATAATTAGAAATGTCATAAATGTTTTTTCGGTTGCAAATTCAAAAGTCATGAATATTGCCACTATCATTGCAGGAATTTTAAAAAATATTTTCATATTATAACTTTGGGTCTTCTGATTCTCCCTTTTCCCCTTCCTTTGGTTCTTGAGTTGGAGCAGCATTTTCACCATCCTTTTTATAAAACTTTAGAATCTGTTCGGCAGTAATAATACCCATACATAATAATGCAAAAGCTAACCAAACCATTAACGTATTAACGATTACAGCTTGATCTGCAAATCTAAAAGTTGCAACAAGTGCTACTACTACTGCTGTAAATGCAGATAATTTACGAGCACTAAAACCGTCAGGAGTGTTATCGAAACTAGCAATTAACTTATCCCACAAACTTAAATTCTTATTCATATTTTTTACGTATTTACGTTATTTATGTCGTAATCAACATCTAATCCTGATAATAAATACTGTCTGATGGTTAATCCACCCGTATTTGGAATGCTCAAGTTTAGCCATCCATATATCGTGTCGTTCAATATTGCAGATTTTAATTCTCCTTCATACCCTTGTAAAAATTTAGAGATTTCAAGTGCATATGTGCTCACAAATGGTCTACCGACTAATTGTGCTTGAAGTGAGGTTATACCTGAACACACGGCAATCAATCCAATCGTATTAATTTTTAAATCAGAAATAATGTTTGATCTTCTACTATCTAGTTCTTGAATGCTTTCAATTGTTGAATAATATTTCACTGTACTCTTTTCAACACCTACACTACCATCACTCAAATA